CAAAAAACATATTAGATCCTGTACCATTATTGTATATAATTCTGCCTTGATTGGCAAGACCTACTCTACTAAATGTATATATATAAGCATTATACGCTGAACTAAAAGTTAGAATACCACTCATTGTACCCCCAGCTAAAGGCAAATAAGGACTTAATGCAGATGCTGTAATATACCCAGGACCATTACTTAATTGATTAAGATTAGTTAAGTTTCCAGAATGCCATACATCTGCATAAGAACTGTAAGCACTACCAGATCCAAATGTTTGTTGGTAAATACGCATACCAATACCACTCTTAAGGAACATAACAAGATTGTCACTCCCCCCAGAAGAATCAGGATAAGAACGTAAATGTAAATAATCAGCATAGGGAGCACTATTATCATTTGCCCAAGAAGTAAATCCAAATTGAAGATAATTAGCAGTAGTCTCTGAAGGAGAAATAATTCTATTGTCGTAACCGTATAATTGGCCTGATTGGCTAGTTACATATCCAGCACTTCCTGCACTTCCTGCACTATTAGCATAACTAACACTTTGAGATGCAATGTTAGAAGTAGTTATTGCTGTTGCTGCTGCTTGATATCCTCCAGAAGCATGATTCCCCCAAGAATAGGCGGTGTTCCATTGAGAAGAATTTCCATGAGAACTAGTAAAAATAGTACCAGCTAGATAAAGACGATCATTTTGTAAGTAAGCTATATTACTACCATTTACATAAAAGTATAGAACGTTACCATTATCATATCCTCTAATATAAGTTGATCCACCATAATCATATGCTCCAAAAAATAATGAACCGCCATCAGACAATGTTACATCTCCAGAACCGCCAACAATTAATGCTTGCGCAGAACCATTAGCTACACCATTATTTAAAACAAGTTGTCCGTTTATAGTAATGTTCTGTGATGTTGTTGCTCCACGAGCAGTGACACTTGCAAGTGTATCAGTTTCTGTATAGGAAGTAAGATAACCTGGTCCGTTTGTTAATTGATTTAAGTTAGTTAAGTTACCAGCATGCCAAACTGTATTGTTCTTCCAAGTTAGTGTATTAAAACCAATTGCTAATCCATTAGCAGCTGATGCACTAGCTACACCATATCCAGCTGTAATAATTGCAAATTCAGATTGAGTACCATCTGTGTCAGCAGCTAGAGTAAAAGTTCCATAAGCTTGAAGCAATCCATAAGATAAAGCAGTTGGTTGGGAGTTTGCAGCAGCAGCAACCCCATTGCCCATTAATAATGCTCCCGTAAGAGTACCTCCTGCTAATGGAAGTTTAGCGGCTATACTATTTGTAACAGTTGTAGAGAAGCTGGCATCGTCACCCAATGCAGCAGCAAGCTCATTAAGAGTATCTAGCGTACCAGGAGCAGAGTCTACTAAAGCAGCAACAGCATTGTTGACATATGTCTGTGTAGCATAACTAGTTAAACTAGAAGAGGTTAGATAAGCTTGAGATGTAACCCAAGATTGTGTAGCTGCAAGAGCTCCATTAATAGTAATAGTTCCTGAGGTAACCACATTACCCCCTACTATAAGTCCGTTCTTTACGATAAATTCATTAGACATGTCTTAGTATTTATATTTCCAAACAAATCCGTATGCTAACTTCTTAGTTCCACGAATACACTTTCCTATATGACTATCATCATAATTTAAAGTAGAAGCTATGTTTTTTATGGTAGTTGTCCATTCTCTTATTACAGAATTATCTACTGGGTTAATTTGTAATATACCACCATGATTTTCTAATAAATTCTTTTCTCTAGTGTTTAAACATGCTAATTTATAACTATCAGGTTTAATTCTATTTTTATTAGCTATTGATATTTTTTTCTTGGCTTCTTCAGAGCAAGCATAATTAGACTTTTTTGGAGCCCTTCCTTTCTTTGCTAAACTCATAAGTTGTTTTGTTTCTTCTGATCTTTTCTGCCCTAAGTGATGACTACTTCTTTTTAATTTAGTTTCTTCTGTATCTACTCTACCAAAAGTACCATCTCCACCTGCAGTCATGTTCATACCTAAAGGATTATTTTTGTAGAAAGTATTTAACAAAGTAATATACTCAATTTCTTTAGTAGAAAGTAAGTCGGGATTACATGTTTCTAAAACTTCTAAAGTATGGTTTTCCCAACCATACTTTTTTATACTATTGTAAATTAAGGGTTGCTTCTTACAGTTACAGTTTCTGTAACAAGAAGTTCTACTAGACAAGCACATAGTTTTACCTATGTAAACTTTTCCATTAGGGTTTGTGATTTTGTAAATTGTAGCTTGCTTCATTTTTTATTGTTTTCACTATCCAACAATGTTCATTAAAAATATTTATAACTCATTACCATCGTATAAGGATTGGCACTTGAGTTTACTGCGTTAATTCGTGCATCTGAGCCCACTAGAGAGCTTGTAAAGTTTACAGTGACAGTTGACCCTATATCAGGGGTAGTTGTTTCCGTATGAGCGATTGTAGGCGTTCCTGATTGATTCCAGGTAACCATGATTGTACCAGCTCTTTGATCTGTAAGTGAGTTGTTGTTTAAAATGTAGTACTCAATAAAGGCACACATACCTACGCTTACGGTTTGAGCCCATACAACAGTAGTAGCACTAGCGTTAATAGTAGCAGTAGAAGACATGTGTACTACTCCGTTACCAGTTCCTATTCTAAGTTTATCTTGTACTCTTACTTGTCCGTTTACATCTAAGTCATATCCTGGAGAAGCTTGGTTAATACCTACTCTGTTAGTAGTAGAGTTATAAGTCAAAGCAGAGGCTCCTGCTAAAGATCCAGAACTGTTGTATTGGACTTGTGTATCAGATCCTCCTGGAGTTGTTGTTGCTATTGTCCAGCTTCTATTTGCGCTTAGATCATAGCTAGTTCCATTAATAGTAAGCGTTCTTGCTTGAGGAACATAATTTGCTGAAGCATGATTACCCCAGCCATACGCAGTATTCCAGTTAGTACTGTTACCGCCTGTAGCTGTGATAACTCCACTTACATCTAGTAAAGTAGAAGGGGTTAGGGTACCTATACCTACATATCCAACAGAACCACTACCAGAAGGCATTAATGAGAAACTTGTATTAGTATACCAAGTAGAAACAGTAGCTGACTGATAAAAAGCCATTACCTGTGTTCCATTACCTATAGCAAGATCATTTCCTCCATAACCACTACTTCCAATAGAACCAATTTGTAGTCTATTAGTAGGAGCAGTAGTACCGATACCTACGTTAGCACCATACGGATTTAAAAGAATATTACCCCAACCACCTACAGTTGTTGCTAATATTCTAAGAGCTCGTGTAGAACCTAAATTTAGAATATCAAAATTGGCCCCCGAGTTATCTCCGAAGTTAGCACTTGCATCTATGTATAATCCGTTAACGCCCGATGTTCTAATACTTCCATTTACATCAAGTTTATAAGCTGGGCTTGTAGTTCCGATACCAACATTTCCAGTATCAGTAATACGCATACGCTCTGTTGTTCCCATAACAAAACGCATCATTGAGCTACCAGCTTGAGTAGATCTATTCTCAATACTTAAAACTCCACCGTTACCCTCATACTCAAATCTACCAAACAGACCAAAGTTTACTTGAGTTATAAAACTACTACTGTAATCTATACTAAAAGATTTATAGGCAGTTGTTGTATCTGATGTTCTAAATACAGATGTTCCACTAGTAGTTGATATATCTAACTTATAACCAGGACTTGTTGTACCAATTCCTACGTTTCCTCCAATTGGGTTTAATAATAAATTATACGGTGTTGTATTTAAAATATTCCTTGATTGGATATACCCTAAATAAGTTGCATCAACTCCAATATCAATAACAGCATTACCTCCAGCTAAATTAGAAGCAAGTATTGCTCCTGTTGGTGTTGAACTGTTATAGGTTGAAACATTATTACTCTGAAATCTTGATGCAGGACTAGTTGTGCCAATGCCTACATTTCCCGAAGTGTTAATATATATTCTATTTACATTATTAGTGTAGAATCCTAAAGGGGTAGCGTTGGTTGATCCTATGTAACCTTCGTTAGAAAGGAGACCTACGTACATTAAATATGTACCTGTATTCTCAATCTTTATAATTCGGTCACCAGCACCATATAGGTGAAGATTGTGTGAAGGACTACTAGTTCCGATACCTACGTTTCCACTAGATTTTACAGTTAATAAAGCATTAGAATATTGAGCAGAACTTACATCGTTACTAGTACCTGTCCTAGCAATTACATATCCTCCATCAAAGTCGGTATAAGGAGTACCTGCAAACCAAGTAGATCCTACACCACTCATGTGGACACCTGCTCCACGGTAGTTATTGTGAGAATTTAGCCACAATCTAGAAGCAGTGTAGTTAACACTACCATCTGCTTGAACAATCAAATCAGGTCCTACTGTAATAGAGGTATTTGTTGTAGCACCTCTTCCTGTTACTGTTGCAAGTGTATCGGCCTCAGCAGTTAAATAATTCGGAGACCAATTCTTCCAAAGACCATCTGAGTTATATCTCAATAACTGACCTGCAGTTGGTGCACTTGTAATCAAATCTACATCATGGATCTCTTTTAACTCAAATCCATTCTGTACTTTAACGAAGATTTCTCCGTTGTTAGAGTTCTTACGGGTTACTATACCTATAAAAACTAAGTGAGCAGGAGCATACGGTTTATTGATTAAGCCGTAAATTAAGTTTCCTCCTGTTCCCAACCATACTGGATCACCTTCTGTACCTGCAGTTGAGGTATCCAATCCAGCCAAAAGACCTTCTGTTACTACGTTAGCAAAGCCATTTGTAGAAACTGTGGCATCCAAAAGACCCATAGTCTTACTAGATGTGGCTTCAGAAGCATTAGAAGCCAAACCAACAATCATGTTAGTTCCATCTGCACTAGTTACGTAGACTGCTTGACCTTTGTTAATCGCTACACCAGCTTTTACAACGTGTTGTAATCTAGAAGTGTAATCTACAGTACTAATTGTCCAGCTTCTGTTAGCTGTAAGATCATAACTTACACCATTAATAGTTAACGTGCGAGATGTAGGAACGTAACCACTTAAACCTATGCCAGATGTAATATCTGACATTAACTGAGCATAGGTTCTAGTATATAGTTGTCCTTGTGCAGTTGTACCTACAACAACATAGTCCCAAGTAGCAGTATTTGTTAAAGCTGTTAAATAAACTGTACCACTAAGAGTAGTAAGTCCTTGAACTGTTACTCCGCATTGAA